GTTGTGTCCGTGGTCTTGCTGTACGTGGTCTTGTAGTCGTGGTAGATCTTGCTGAGACGGTAGGCATCCGTTTCGGGAATAGCCTGCTCCGTCTCAAATGTGTTAGTGATGTTAGCTGCGGAGAGAGCCTGATTTGTCTCGTCGACATCCATAGCATCCACAAAAAAGCTGATATCACGATCATGAGAAAGAGTCTTGGCCTGATAGGTATTTCCGATTGTCCCGGACTTAAAACCGCCGGCACGAGAATGCTCCTTGTACCCGGTTACAGAAACCGTGGGAATCTGGATTGTCTGAGCATTAATGAACTTTGCGCCGTTAAGACCGAGATCTGATGTCACAAGGTCCTGCGCATACTTCTGATCAAGTGTAGGCAAAAACTGGGTTACATAGTTAATAGCCATGTGTCATTACTCCTTTTTCTTTTTTATGCCAAACGCGTTGGCAAGCTGTTCTTCTGTTGTGTCTGATTTCCCTTTCCCATCGGCCCCCGCTTTGAAGCCGGAAGCTGACTCAGCGCCCTTGAGTGCGGGAACATCTGCCAGAACTTTGTTGATCGCGGCTTCGAGTTCTTTGCTGTCCGGATCACCATTTGCGTCTACCTTAACCTTTGAGAGATCCGCGAGCTTGAGAACATACGGGATGCTCTCCTTGCTTACTCCGAGGTCTCTGGCTACGCCCTTGGCTTCCGCGCTGATAATCCGAGCGTTAGCTGCTTTCTCAGCATTTGTCAGCTTCGCTTCGGCCTCTTCGGCTCGCTTCTGCACGGCTGTCAGGTTTCCCTTGTCGGCTTCGGCTTTAGCAGTCTTAGCGGCCTTGTGTGACGTGATAGCCTCTTTGATCTCGTCCTCTGTCATTCCCTGCTGTTGAAGATAAGACTTCATCGCGGCCTGTTCTGCCCTTGAGGCACGATCAGTGGCGATTCTCTCTGCTTCTTCCATGCTGATGGTCTTGGTTGGTTCACCGGCCGTCTCAGTGGCCGTGGTCTGTGCAGTCGTTTCTGTTCCGGTACTCGAATTCGCAGTACCGGCTTCCGCAGTAGTTGTGTTTAAATCTGCCATGTGAATACCTCCGCTTAACGTCCGTCGACATATTCCGCTTATAGCCCGTCGGCAGCTCGATCGCAGGTTTAGCCTGTTTTCGGGCATATAAAAAGCAGCCTCTTTCGAAACTGCTTTTCAGCATTGATTCTGCGTTTGTATCGGCTTACCCCCAGACAACTCGGCTAGCGGTAGGTATTTTCTCTTCCTTGGCCAAATCAAGTAGCCTAAACTTAACTTTAGCCGCATATCTTTCAGTATCTTCGTCAAAAATCGTCTTTTTTAGCTCAACAAAATCCTCCGACGTGAGGTTGACTGCAACAATTCCTAGGTCCTGACTCTCCTCAGGCGAATAATTGCATCGGATAACATTGGCTTCCTTTGCTATATTAGTCATTTGAATCATGTTTATCGCCCTCCTTTCAGTGCTTGATCGTAATTATACAATAAATTAGCTTGCTTGTGTGCATCGTTTTGGGAAAAACCTTGTTTTACAAGATTTAACTCAACGTGTTCATGCTCCAGCAGTACAAGGTCCTGCGGTTCAAGCTTGGCGTTCTCGGAAAGACGCTTCCAAGACTGAGCCATTTGATAATCAGGGTCGAAAAGGTCCAGCCGCCCATCGCCAAGAGCATGCTTCTCAAGAAACACGTAATTTTTAATTGCCTCAATCTTCTCAGTGGGCATCCCAGTATTTTGGGATATTCTCGAAATGTCTGTGCTCATTTTCCTGATTTGTCCGTAATAATCTACTGCAAATTTTTGTGCCTCTTTGCTGTTTGGATCACGTGCCCCGCTTAATCCTCCGGAGACATTATTTACAGCTCCCGCGGCTTTAACGTTATACGCAGTTTCTCGTTCCTGCTTTCTCCTGAGTTCTGGATGTTCAGCAAGATGGCGCTTCTGCAGTCCTTCCCACTGCTTGACTCTATGGTCGTACTTCGCGAGATTGTCAGGATCAACCGATCCGTCTCGTAGACGCTTAAATCGCCGAATCATCGTCTCAATCTGTCGCTGTCTCTGCTCGGCATCGTAATTCTTTTGCGTGATATCGTACGGGCTGTTCTGCGGTACCCGTGTTATTCCCTCGAAGAAACTCACCAGCGGATGTCGGCAATTCGGATGCAGAAAGTTATCATCCACTGCCTTTGAGAGCAGTAAGTGTTTCCCGTCCGGCTTCCCGTGGGCGAACACATCGTCTATCATCACGAGCGCCTGGTACTTATAGCACGCGGGACATGTCGTAGCGAGCGCCGGAGATATAACGAGGAATTCTTTCCACTCGTCCCGCTTAGCGCCTTCTGCGGTCATTGCGGCGCGTCTGGCAGACGTCCGGAGCGCCATCTCTACGTACGTCGCGATATTCACGCGTCGTCCGTTCTCGTACTCGACACAGTTAAGGCCGGCAGAAAGAAACTCCTTGCTTGCCATATCGACAGCTTGCTGGAGCGTCATCGTGCCTGTCTGGTAGAAGATATCCGCCTTATGTATGATCTCCTGGTATCCGGATCCCATTCGGTTTAAAGCCGCATAGCGTACCTTGTCCATGTCGGTGTGCAAGTCATCCATGACGGCTTTTAGCTTCGGTTCATTGACCTTGAAGAACGACTTGTCGGGGATCTGATCGAGTCCTGGTTGTGTGATCGACGCGAGTGGTTGTTCTTCTGATGGATTCACCCACACAAGATTGCCGTTCTGATCGACATCAAGGACAGCATTCGCCAACTGATCCGTTGGTATGTCAGCGACTATCTTTCCCTGGTCTTTGTAGGTCTTGATCTTCGCTGCATTCGCTTCACTCCGTTGGGCGTCAAACGCTTGTTCTCCTTCGTGATACGCAGATGTGATCATTTCATCCATCTTGGGGATGGCATCGGTGAAAGCCTCATCAACGAGAGCGGCATTCCGTTCTCGGAACTCCTTAATAGATTGCAGCTGAAGAGCTTGCCACTGTGTCCACTCGAATCCCTCGTCAGCCTCCCACGCCTCGTGGCGCTTTATGTTTCTTGTCATCGAGTCCATCAGGTATTTTTCCATCGCTCGGAAGATCGAGATTATCAGATCCAGTGCTTCCATCTATCTTCTCCTTTGCGAATCCATGCGGAATGACCGAAGGTTCTTGCACTTCGGCTATGCCCCGTTCGTTCTTTATCCTAGACACTTCCTCTGCTTTCCAGTCATCATCCTTACTATCTCCGTAAAGCTCGGACACCTGCGTCTCAATACTCATGATCTGCGATGTGGCTGCCTTGCCAACGGTCTCTACCTGTGCCTCGAAGGACGGGTTGGCATATTCGCCGAATCCTACTTCACATTCGACGTCGACGATCGGTTTCTCAAGTCGGTTCATATGCGCTTTGAGCACAGCTGTAACGAGCTCTGGAAGAATTTTGGTCAGGACAGTAATAATCTCATTGCGGGTATACAGCGTTGCCTTTTCTTTTTCACGCTGCGCCTCGGCATTATCCAGCTTCTTGACGTCTATGCCCAGAGTGGAGGGACTAATCAGACCCTGCAAACAGAGATCCAAGGCATTAATATATGTCGCGAGCATGCCCTCAAAATCAACCTTGGGCTGATCGGTAACTATCGTATCCTTTGCTGTCTCTGCCATGTTGCCGCGAACAGCAATAAACTGATTGTCAAAGGGGTTGGGGGGAATAGGTTTTCCGGTATTGGGATCCATTGGAATCATTGAAGTCGGTATGTACCGCTTAATTCGTCCAAGCCGCAGCGAGTCCTGCCATTGGGATATGGACTCGTCGAGCGCATCAAAAGCATCAACCTTACGGTCGAAGATCGAACGCCCTCTCCCTTTCCACTTAGGAGACTTATAGAACATCATCGGAACAGCCAACATCAAATCTCCGGAGAATGTAACATCTGTAAGGCTTGCCAGTTCAGGAACGTTAGCAAGTGCAGAGTCATTGCCGGAACTGTCCTTCAGCTCATACTTGATGAAATTAATCCCGTAATGCTCCGTGAGTTCGTATGTCTTATTGTCGACCTTGTACGGTGTATGAAAGAGTACTTCCTTGATTCTACCCCTGGCGTATTCGTAGGACACCTGTTCCCCAGAGAAGAACTCCACGATTGGAAGCTTCGTCAGATCCGTGTCGTAACTAATCTTGAAAGCGCCGTCACCGGCAACAAGGGTTTCCTGTATTGCGCCCTTGAGGATTTCTTTTAAGTCGTTTTCCTTGACTATCTCGTCCCAGAGTTCCGACTGATCCACTGGCTCACTGATCTCGATATCCAGCATGTCTGACACAACAATGCTAGCAAGAATGTCGACAATAATGCCGGGCAGTCCTGAATGAATCTTTCGGATCCGCAGTCCGGAACTTGGCACTGCTGCCCAGAATCTACCCTGCGCTACTGTATCCCCTGCATCAGCTGCCTGTTTAAAGAACTGCTCAATCTCGGAAGCCTCACCTCTGTAGATGATCCTGTTCCGCATCACGTTAGCCTCATACGAAAGAGGTTCGACGATCATAATGGATGAGCCATTCGCCGGCTGAATATTAAGCCAATTTTTCACCATTGTTTTTACCCACCCATCTTTCTTCATGTTCATGCTCCAATCAAATAGCCCTTGAAAGGCTGCGTGCTGTATTCATCACTATCCAGGCAATCAACGGGATAACTCCCATCGTCAACTCGGACCCACTCTTTGTCTGCGTACTTCTTTGTGTCCCAGACAGCATTCTCGTATGCTTCGAACCACGGCTGCAGATGCTCGGCGATCTTCATGCGCCCCTGGTTGATCAGGATCCGCATGAGGTCGATACGATCGAGTATTCCGTCTGCCTTGTAAGATGGGACGATCATCATTCCATGCAGCCCTACCTTGTCCAGCGCGGTGCGCAGCGCTTGCCGGAATAGCTTGTCAGCTGATTCAGCAAAGACGGTTGATTGCGCCAGCTGGGGATAGACCTTCGTCCATTTTAATAAGAATGCGGCTATTTCTGTCGCGTAGATATCATGCGTCTTGGTGTGCTCTATACTGCCCTGCTTGTCATAGTATCCGTCTATTACGACCGCCGTCTCATATCGGGGAGTAAAACCCTTAAGCGTTGCCACGGTTGCATCGGTGCCGCCAACATCAACGCCCACAGTGAAGTCTATAAACTGACGGCGGATCCCCTTGTCCTTATCGATCCAACGAATCCATTCAGCAGAAACAGCGATGTCTTTATAGCGATACCCTGTATAGATCCGTCCGGATGCAGCTGTTCTTTTGCCCTCGATGTCTCGTTTGAACCATTGGCTATCACGATCATACTTGCCAATCTCGCGCCGCAGCTGTTCGTTCGTCATACTGAGATTGTCTGCCATCGTCATATGCGCATAATTGACGCCATAGTTCGGATCCTGTTCCTGCTTCTTCATGTGCGGATCCAAATACTCAACATAGAACCAGTGTCTGGGAGGTTTCGGGTTTAAGTCCATGAAGAACTGCGGGCGGTTGCTGGCAAGCATTCGGGTCTGGCATTCCTTCACGAACGTCTCATGGCACTCATTAATCTCCGAAATGTACACGGATCCGAGTGAGAAGCCCTTGATCCTTGCGGCGTCGTTCTCTTTTCCTCCGCCGGCGATCAGTACAATCTTCGGGCCTGTCTTGGTCTGAATGAACAGAGCATCTCTGTCCAGGTACTTACCTTCACGGCACCGACCTGCGTATATCCACTTAAGCCCGAACCCGTTACTGTCGATGATGTTCATCTTCGCTGCATTGTAACTGACTCCGCCGGCGAGATGCAGTTTGTCCGGATGTGTGTCAAGTGATACGGCCCAGGCAATCAAATTCACGATGTTCTTAGAAGCTCGCTTTCCCCCTTCGAGTACATTCAGCCATGAAGTCTGCGATTGTCGTATATAATCAGTCTGCTTCTGAGTCAGAGGCGCATACGGTATCATCGATAATGGCCTCCTTATTCATAAAGTCCTCCAATTTTCTTTCGGATACTGAATTATTGATCAGGTCAGCAATAGCGAGGGCCTGCTGATTAATGTCCGGTCCCGGGGTACTCTCAACGCCAATCCGCTTACCGAGGAACTCGAGCGACTTTCCGGAGTCCTTCAGTTCAATTGAATGTGTTTTTCCCCAGGAGATCTTCTTAACCAACTGTCCGTCAAACTGATCGCTCTTTTTGAGACGTACTCCTCCACCCTTACTGATACTTAAAAACTGTGTGATATCAGAAAACGCAAGTCGTTGGTGATACTCAATAATGTCGTCACCATCTGCCAGGATGGCCATGCGCTTTATAGCTTTGAGTCTTGTGAGCTCCTTGTCGATATGTGGCTTCTTCAAAAGCTCACACGCAAGTCCCTTCATGCTCAAGTACGTTCCCGTATATCCGGCAGCGTAAGCCGCTTGTGTAGCGTTCCAGCATCCCAGATAAGCAATACAGAAGTTCTTCTCTCTATCGGTCAGATCTACAGCTTCCTCAAT